GGTGGTCGTGGCTCCTGTGCCCAATCCATAAGTGGCAGTACCGGTTGCGGTGCCTATTGTCGCTGTTGCCCCGGAGGTAGTCACCGTTCCCGAGGCGGTCAGCGTTCCGGAAAACGTCTTGTTGCCTGAAAAGGTCTGGGTGCCCGCAAGGATCGCCAACTCGCTCGAAGTATTTGGCAGGGTGAAGCTGCGCGTCGTGCCTGTGCTGATCGCCGACAGAGAAAACAGCGCTCTCTTTGTCGGATCGACGGCATTCACCAGACTGAAGGTCGCATCCGACACATCCTGCGGCACGCCGACCGGATCCCAGGCGCTGCCATTCCAGACGACAAATGCTGCTTCATCCGCGATCCAGGCGAGCCAGCCCGGTCGTGGCACCAGCCGCATCCAGACGCCATCGACCCAGAAAGCCACATTCAGGTCCCATCCTGCCCAGAGGCCAGTCGCGCCCGATGCCACGATATGTCGGTCGCCATCGGTCGGGCTGGCAGGAGGTGCTGTGCGGTTCCGATCCAGCACCGACAGCTGCACCATCGCATCGAGCAGCCGCAGCGCTTCATTGTGGGTGACATGCTTTTGCGCCTGCGATGCCAATATGTAAGGCAGAAGGAGATGGGTGGTGATGTCGGACATGATTGCCTTCAGAATATGAGGGTGACGGATCGCCCAGCGCCTCGCCCAATCAGAGCCGAGATCTGGTAGATGCGGATGGAAAGGGTCTGGCCGGGGCCGATGGGCGCGCCCCAATCGACGGTCTGCTGGGCAGCGGTGTAGAGAACGCTATTGGTGGCGGCGGTCAGCGTGCGTTTCACTGCCCCGCCATCACGGATTTCCACCTCATATGCCTCAAAGTCCTCGGCCAGCGGCACATCGCCCGCACCCCAGCTGTCGGCAGCAAGCGACCGAGACCGGCGCGTCCAGCGGATCGTCAGATCGCCGGGGTTGCGCGCGGTGCACCATGGCTGTTCGACATGCGCGACCGAGAACGGCCGCAGCCCAGCGCCTTCAGGCGTGAATGTCGTGGCGACAAAGGTCTCGTCACTGACCGGCTTGGAGACTGGTCCGATGCGCCAGTTCCAAGGCAGCCCAAGATCGGCTTCGGAAATCGGCAAGGACGCCAGCGCTGCATCCAGAACCACGACCCGCGCGCCAATCGGAACCATGCTGACGACCGCGTTCTCTGTGCCGCGCTGGCCACGCAGGAGGCGGGTCAGACGATAGCGTCCGGGCGCGATCAACTCGGCGTTGCCCGCCTGGATGATCTCCCACTGGCCAGCGTGGGTTTCCACTGCCAGTGCATTGGCCCCGCCCAGCAAGGCAATATCGGTGACGCTTTCCAGCGTACCGGAATAGAGATCGACCACCAGCGTATTGCCGAGATCGAAGCGGGAAACAGGCCCGGCATAAAAGTCTGCTGCGAGCACGCCGATCCGAGCGCGGCTGTCGAAGATGGTCAGCAGGTCAAAGCCATCTGTCGACGCGCTGCGATAGACTGCCATTTCTCCCGGCCATGGCTTGGCATGGGCCGCGATAAAGGGCCGGTGCGCAGGCTGATCTTCCCGCAGTTGGGGTAGGTCGAGCAGGATCACATCGGGAGTGCCGAACACCGTCGGCGTCGACAAGGATGCGGGACGTGGATCGCCGGGCGGCAGATCGTAAACCGAACGGTCCTGGCGCACGGCGTCGATGCTGCGCAGGTCCGAGTCTGCGATGGACACCAGCCGCATTTCCGTCAGGCGGCCATCATGATCGAGCAGGATCACGTCGCAGGGATCCAGCGCCAGTCGTGACGGCGGAAGGCGGAACACCGCACTTTCCCGCCCGACCCACGCCTCCATCAGCGCACGGCGACAACGACGCTCAGCCTCCTCGGGTGGCACGGCCATCGGAAAGGCCTCGGACGCGATGCGCCTGGTATCAACGGTGATCCGGCGTGCCTCGACTTGCGCTGCGTCATAATCCTCATCCGCGCGGGCAACTTGCCACTTCAGGGCCTGCGGCAGTTCGGTTTCCTGCGCTCGGGTGAGTTCCATCACGTCGCCTTGCGCCGAAGCAGGGGCCACCATGCTGTCGGGGGTGATCGTGGCAGTGGCAATCCGGCCACGCATCAGGAAGCGGATGCGCCCTTCACTTTCCACCGCATCGAAGCCGAAATGGCGCGCCAACGTAGAAATCGAGGCACGCGGAGCTTCCAATGCTGAGATGACATAGCCTTCAACTGCACCCCAGAGGCCGGTGACGTCGATCTGGCTCACGGGCATCCCGGCGCGCAGACAAAGGTGACGTACGAGGGCCGCCAACGACACCGCGCCAAGCCGCCCGGTCAGCCAATGCCCCAGCCGCCAGTTCGGCCCATCGGTCCAGACATCGGTGAGTTCGGGGAAGAACGGATAAGGCCGCGCATCCCAGGTCCAGGCCGCGCATTCGGGGACATCGACCATCCTGCTGCCATAGACGGGGGACACGGGATTGTTCGCTGCGGCACCCCAGAACAGATAGGTTGCTTCCAGATAGGCGCGCTGGATCGCATCGTCCCGCCAACCGCGCGAGAAATATGGCGTGAAGCTCTCTGACGACTTCGGATCGAAGAACATGTTTGGCTGATTGGTGCCCCGGTCGATGGCCGGGCAGCCCAGTTCGGTGAACCAGATCGGTTTCGATTGCGGCACCCATGCCGTCGGCGTGCCGATTTCCACGCCGCCCGGCCGGTTGAAATGCGGGTTTGACCACCAGGCGCGCAGATCCTTGAAGCGAAACATCCATGGCTTGCCCGCGCTGCCGTCCGTAATCGGCGTCCGGACCTGCGCGGCGCGGTCAGCCGGGTTGGCGTAGAACCAGTTAAAACCCTCGCCACCGGTGATGTTGGATTGCAGGTAAGCCCGGTCATAAATGGCCGGTGCCAAGGCCGCGTCGGCGTGATCAAATCCATCCCGCCAATCCGAAAGCGGCATGTAGTTATCGATGCCGATGAAATCGATATTGGCATCAGTCCAGAGCGGGTCGAGGTGAAAGAAGACATCGCCGCTGCCATCCGCAGGGTGGTGCCCGAAGTATTCCGACCAGTCCGCCGCATAGCCGATCTTCGGCCCAGCGCCAAGGATCGACCGCGCGGCCGCCGCGAGGCTTTTGAACGCGGTGACGGCGGGATAGGTTGCGGCCCCGCTGCGGATCGTGGTCAGGCCGGGCATTTCTGAGCCGATCAGGAAGGCATCGACACCTCCGGCGGCTTTGCACAGATGCGCATAATGCAGGATCATCCGGCGCAGCGACCATTCGCCGACCGGCCCGGTCCAACTGACAGTTTCGCCGGAAACGTTGAAATTGGCTGGGGTTGCTGTGCCGAACAGCGCTGATACTTGCGTGGCCGCTGTTGCGGTCTTGTCCACCGATCCAGCATAGCCCGCCGCCGGAGAGCAGGTGATCCGACCGCGCCATGGGAAAGTAGGCTGACCGGCCCCGGCGGCATTGTTGCTGTAGGGATTGGGCTTGGTGTTGCCCGGCGGTACGTCCATCAGGATGAACGGGTAGAACGTCACGCGAAGCCCACGCGCCTTCATCTCCTTGATCGCCTGCATCACCGCGAAATCGGCCGGTGTGCCGCCATAAGCGGGGCGATCCTCGGCATCTCTGCTGACGAGAGCGGCACTGGCGCGCGACACGCCATTTACCAACCAAGCCGACGGCGTCGTGGTCTTGGCTGCAACCTCGACGCCAGGCCGCAGCTTGCAATTGCCTGCCCGCAGGTCATCGCCGAACCATGCCACCACCAGCGACACGCTTTCCACCGACGGGGCCATGGATTGCAGCCGGTCGAGCGCCACGACGATGTCGGCGGTATCGGAAATGGCATTCAGGTTTTCCGCAACGGTCGCGCCACCGGAACCGGTGGTTTTCTTGACCGGGGCGGTCGCATAGCTGAACTCACCAGAGGCTGGGATCAGCGTTACCGCCTTCACCAGCCCTTCTGCGGTGTCGGGGTCGTCGAGAGGGCGAAACACCTCGAAGCTGATCTGCGGCAAGCGATTGCCAAAACCGCTGAGGTCCAGTTCCTCGAACACGACATAGGCGGTGCCACGATAGGCGGGTGTGTTGGCCGCGCCCATCTTGGCCGAGATGAACGGATCAGGGGGCTGAACTTCGTCGCCGGGATACCAGCGCCAGGTGACGCCGGTCATGTCCATTGCCTTGCCGTCGGCCCAGACCCGGCCGATACCGGTGATCTCGCCTTCGCAAAGCGCCACGGCAAAACTTGCGTAGTACAAATACTCGGTCGTCTTGACCTTGCCGCCCCCGCCACCCTTGCCACCACCTTGGGTCGTGGTCTTGGTCTCTTCGCGGAAATCCGTCGCCCAGATCACGTTGCCGCCGATGCGCATCCGCCCATAAAGGCGCGGGATCACGGCCCCTTCGGTCGAGGATGTGATCCGCAGACTGTCGAGCCGCGCACCTTCGATGCGCTGCGCTGGGGCCAGTGAGGAGACGATCCAATTGTCGACGGCTGAGCCGATGGTCGATCCGATGACGCCACCGATGGTCACGGCGCTTATTCCAAGCAGACCGCTGCCGATGGAGCCACCGATCGCGGAGCCAACCGCGCCGAGTACAAGCGTTGCCATGTGGGGACTTTCAGATGCTGTCGGAGGGCAAAAACAGAAAGGCGAAAGCGATGCGCCGCCGCCAAGCGGGAGTCAGGGGTTCCTCGACGACGCCCAGCCGCTCATAGGAATGGATAAAGCTGTCAGTGCTGGTGAAAATGCCGACGTGCTTGGCGATGGCGCGTGGGGCCATGCGGAACAGGATCAGCGCGCCAGGGCTGGCGTCAGAGAGAGCGATTTCCGGCATCATCGCCCTCGCGCCCTCCGCCAAAACTTCACGCGGACCGGTCTCGCCCCAATCCCGGCTGTAGGGCGGGATCGGGAACGGCTCACCCCCGACCACCTCGCGCCACACCCCGCGTGCAAGGCCGAGGCAATCGCAGCCGACACTCCGCAGGCTGGCCTGATCGTGGTAGGGTGTTCCCAGCCATGATCTGGCGGCTGAAATGACAAAGTCAGGATCGACGGCCATCATAAGACGCTCCCGTCATGACCGCCGTCCTGGCTGGCATAGCGCAGCACGGCGTCTTGGCCCGGAATGTTCGGAAAGCCACGAAAGTTGGGCGTATTGGCAAACTTCGCGCTGCAGGTCGCGATACGCTTGTCGCAACCTGCCCGCGCAATGAAACCGTCGCCCTCGGCGATCGCGCGCACCGGCGCTTCCAAGAGGGTCAGGGTCGCGATGGCATCGGTCAATCCATGCGCCAGCACTTCTGTGATGCGTCCGACATTGGCGCCACTGGTCCAGGTCAGCGTGCCGGAGGTAGACCAGCCCGCCTCAAACCCGGATAGACCAGAGGCCATAAACGCCCGGTCGCGCAGCAGGTCAGTGATCACGCCAGCAGCCTTGTAGATGGTGTTTTCCAGATCGATGCCGCAGCGCGCATCGCCCAAGCGCGCATCACAGCCCGCCTGAAACGTCCGCCCGACCGTCTGGCCCAGCACATGCGCCAGCGAGCGGACCTCGGCGACAAACGCCATGCGCCCGCGCCGGATTTGGCCGACTGCACCTCGGCGCAGCAGCACGCGCTGGCTGGGATCGGACCAGTTCACCCGTCAGAGTTCCACCGCCGCGTTGTCCCAGCGCCCGTCGAGGATGTCGGTTTCGGTGATACGATCAGAGGTCAGCACGCCACTTGCGTCCTGCGCATCGACGGCCAGATCGGAGCCAGCGCGGATTTCCGAGGCGGCAAACCCGCTCTCCGGTTCAAAACCGGTGCCATCGAAGCTAAGGCCGCGGTCATGATCGGTAAAACCCAGCGCCACGCCGTCCGCTCGTGAAATCCGCCAGCGCCAGGACAGGGTGGTGGTGCCATCATCGAGATGCGCCTGCAGCGCCGGGGTGAGAGTTTTCATGAAATTTCCTTGAAATGACAGGCAGAGCAAGCCATCCTGAAATCCGAAGCGCGTTGCCCGAGATAGGTGTAATGATGGCAGATGACGTCCCAGACGAAGCTGGAACCGAGAATAAGGCCGACGAACCGTGCCAGTTTGACGGCAAGCCCATCGTTCTTGATGTTGTAACTCTAGAAGCGTTCCTGGCTGCGTTGAGACAATATAAGCCACCAAATGAACGGCTTTTGACTTTGGTTCGTACTCCGGCCCCTGAGACCGACTAACGATTGCCTCAATTGCGGATCTCCAGCAGCGGAATGGATGTGATCGACCCCAACCGTTCGATATCGAGCGTGACATCCAACACGTCGGTATCAAAACGCACCGGCACATCGAATTCGAAGCCCGCCGTGATCGTGATGCTCGCACCCGGGGCGGCGGTGAAGGTCACGCTGCCGGTCGTGGTATCGACACTCCAGCCCGACATCTGCTCGACGCCGTTCAGGGCAATGCGAACGCTGCCAGCGACAGGTTTGGCGATGTCGCGGGTCCAGCTCTGCGCGCCGGAGCTGTAGCGTTTCAGCAATGCAAGGGTAGTGATGGCCCCATTGCCGGTGCCTATCGGCTGGTCGGTCGGGGTGATCGCCTGCGACGGCAAGCTGGATTTGTAATCGGCCCAATCCTTATAGCGAAACCCGTGCAGGCGGCCATTGCGGGTCTCGAAAAAGGCCACCACCGCCGCCAGATCGTCAGCACGGCGGATCCCATAGGCCACGTCATAGCGACGACGCGAGTTGGCCCAGCTGGCATTACGTTCTTCATCGCCGCTCGCCAGCTCGATAATCTGGGTGCGTCGTTCCGGGCCGCCTCGCGCGCCACGGCTGATGTTGTCGGGAAACCGGACCTCATGAAACGCCATCACATGCCCCTCCGCCCAAGCGACACAGCGCGAGCAATGTCGGCTGCGACCTGCGTGCGCGATTGCCGGAAGCTTTCGGCGTCGCGCGACATGATCGTCACCGAGATATTCGGGGCAGCACCTTGCCCTTGGCCATAGCCAGCGGCTTCGCGGCGCGACAAAACCCGTTCTCCGCGTTGCAGGATCGCTGGCACCTCGTCGGGCTTCAGCCCGGCTCAGCCACCTGAATGCATCCGTGGAGCGCTCGCGAAGGCCAGCGCTGGAACCATGCGCCCCGGGCCGGGCGAACCGACCGTGCCACCGGCATGCAGGATATCCGCGAACAAACCGCCCGCACCGCCCAGCGCGCCGGAGAGTGCATTGGCGATAGGCCCGAGGATGAACCGTCGAGCAGCCAGCTTGGCCAAATCGGCGATCATCGAGGTGACGAGGTCGCGAAAATCCAGTTTGCCGGATTTGACAAAGTCGCCGACAGCGTTCTCGGCACTTTGGAACGCGCCAACCAGTGTCTGGCCAATATCGGCGCCAATATCGCGGGCCTTGGTGGCATAATCGGCGAGTGCCGCCGTCACCGCACCCCAGCCTGTTGCCGCCTGTTCGACACCGGCAGCAGCCGCCGCACCGGCATTGCGGGCAGCACCACCTGCGCTATCCGCTGCGGTGGCGGTGTCATTCAAACCGGCCGCGAGCGCATCCGCAGAACTGGCGGCATCGGCCAGTGCAGTTTCCGCCTCTGATCCGGTCCCAGTCACAGCGTCGCGCAGCGCCTGCCAGCTGGCGAGTGGCCGACCTGCTGCATCTGCCAGCATGCTCGCTGCCTCGCGATAGCCGTCGGCGCGGCCGCGCGCATCCTCGGCCATGGTGCCAAGGCCCAGGTCTGGCGGTTCGAGATAGGTGCGTGACAGCGCAGCAGAGAAAGCATCTGCGGCGGCGGTTCCAGCGGTCGTGGCAGCCCCTTCGAAGGGGTTTCCAATCCGCCCGAGGTCAAGTGGATCAAGCGTGCCGATCCGGACGCCGCCTTCGCCCACCGCCCAGTCGGGCAGCAGCGCCAGTGCTGCATTGAGGCCGGTGATGAAAGTGTTGATGCGGGTGACGACGCCGTTCAGCATCGCCTCGACGCCCGAGATCAGTCCGTTCGCGGCCTGGAAGGCAAAGTCGCCGATGGCACCGGGCAGGCTGCCCCAGATCGCGACCGCTGCATCATAGGCGCCCTGGAAGATCGCCGCCGTCCGGTCGCCGAAGCTGACGACGCCCGCGATGGTGCCCTCCAGCGCAGAAAACGCTGCGGCCTTCAGACCTTCCCAACCGGCTGCCATATTGGCAAAGGCCGCATCCAGCGACAACCCCATCCGCGACCAGACTTCTTTCGCAAGATCGCCCAGCAGGCGAAACGCCTCGCCTACGCCGCCAACCCGGGTGACAAGCTGCGAGAACGGATAGACCAGCTCGCCAGCGCCGACGATCAGCGCCCCAATGCCGGTGCGGATCAGCGCGCCGCGCAGGAAGACCAGTGCTGTGGCGAGGCCGCGCACGGACAGGGCGGCCGCTACCATGCCCGCCACCCAGCGCCCGGCCATGATCCCGGCAAAGGTGGCGGTAGGTCGTCAGCCGCCCGAGATTGTCGAACAGCGACGTGATTGCGCGCCCAATAGGAGCTGTCGCGCGCGCCATGTCGGTAAGTTTGGTGGCAATCGTCTCGAGGGCTGGTGCTACGGCGACGGTCAGGCGATTGGTCAGGCCGATCCAGATCAGGCTAAGGCGCGCGATTGCATCACCGGTACGTTCGATCTGGGCGGCATCGCTGGCACTGACCGCCACACCGAAATCGCGGACGTCTTGCGCCGCTTCGCGCAGAGTGGCGGAATCGATGCGCAGGAAAGCCAGTGCCGCTTTGTCACCGAAGAGATCGGAGGCCACGGCAGCGCGCTCGGCTTCTGGCACAAACTGGTTCAGAGCCTCCTGAATGGCTATGATGCACTGGTCGAGCGGCAAAGCCTGCAATTGCGCCGCTGTCAGGTTCAGCCGCTGCAGGGCTTTTACGGCTGATCCTGAACCGGTTGCCGCTTCTGACAGACGCGTGGTCAGCTTCTTTGTCGCCTGCTCGATCTCTCCAATCGACACACCAGCCAGCTCTCCGGCCCATGTCAGGGTCTGCACGCTTTCGACCGTGGTTCGCATTGATTGCGCCAGCTTGGCCTGTGCGTCGACATTGGCAAGGCCCGAGCGAACCATGGCCACGCCAGCGGCCGCTGCAGCAACGGTCACTGCAGCCAGTGCGATCCCGGCCTTGCGGGCAAAACTGCCAAGCCGCGCATTGGTGAGCTCCATTTCGGAGGACAGGCGGCCAAAGCCACGCGACCCCGCCTCGCCGATGCCTTCCAACTCGGCGCGCACTTGGCGGCCGCCCTCGGCCACCAACCGAACGCTGACCCTCTTCTCAGCCATGGTTTTCTCCGATTTGTTCGTTCAGCTTGCGCACCATCACCGCCTCGATCTCGGGCAGCAGTTCAGCGACGATCAGGGTTTCGATGCCCAACGCATAAGCGAGGGCCAAGGCCGCGCCCATGTCCCAGCCCAAAACAGCGCCGGGGATCACCCGCAGCTGGCCGCCAAGGCGGCCGACCAAATCCCAGACCTGCCAGCCGTCCTCAGTTTGTGGCCGGTTCAGTCTTGTGGGGCAGTCGGGACAGTAGCCTTCGCGGCCTTTGATGGGTGGGCAGGCCGCGCAATACCGGTTACCCCCGCCGAAGGACCACTCGGCGAGGGCGCGGAGCCGTTTTTTTCTGCGTCCAGGATTAGGCCGCGTGCGACGTATTGGGTCTGAAACGCCTCGAAGACGGGCCAGATTTCCAAGAGGGCGTCGATGCCTTCGGGGGTGACGGGAACAACCTCCCCATCATCGTCGCCGACACCCTCCCAATCCAGCACGGCGCGGCGGGCGACGGCTTTTGCCATGGCAAGTGCCAGTTCCTCTTGGGAAGCACCATCGGGCAGTCCTTCAATAGCCGGATCGGCACGTGCCGACACCATCAATGCTGTGGTCAGCGGGGCCACCAGCAAGCGCAGACCGGGGACCAATTCCAGCCATTCTGGGGAAGCGGTCAGGTTCAGACGGATCATCAATAGGTCTCTACATCATTGGTCAGGATTGCTGTGCACATCCGTGCGGGACTGATGGCCTTCGCCGCTTGCCAGTCAAACGTCGCCTGCACCCCCTGCGGTCCGGAAATCTCGATCCGGGGACGTGGCAGATATACGGCGTGAACGGTGAAGGTGAAGCTTTCGCCCGAAGCCAGGACGTAGGCGAAGCTGATCTCGCAGGGATCGCCGTTGATTGCTTGTGTCACCAGCGTGCTGTCGGCAAAGCGGACCTCGATCCTGCCGGTCAGCGCGGCGATGGACGGATCGGCTCCGTCGATCTTACCGTCGCTGCGGATGGTCTCGATCCGGTCGAGGTTGTTGGCATAGGTGATTTCCGCCGACACCACGTTGCCCAGCGCCGTGCCGTTCCGGCTGATCGCGCCGTTGAAATGGCCAAAACGCTTCAGCGCCAGTTCTGCAGGTGTGCCTGCGCTACTCAAAGTGGCAATTGTCTCGCCTTGCGCCACCAGCCGGGCGGTTGCCGTCAGCAAACCAGATCGCTGCACCTGCCACGACAACTGATCTAGAACGCAACCGGAATACATCGCATAGCGCGGCACCTCTGGCATGCCAGTCTCAATCGACATCGAGGGCAGGGTCCAGCTGCCCGAACGGAACTCATGGGTGTAGGGGCCAATGCCCGAGGTGGTCGCATCGCCAAACGCTGCCTTGAGCCAAAAACCGAAGGCTTCGGCATCTATCGGCACTACCACATCGCCATCCGCCGTCACTGCGTCCTTGATCGGGGAGAGGGGATCGCGGCCATAGCCGAGCAATTCGCTGTTCAGAAGGGGCTGTTCAGACCCCAGCGAGGTGCTGGCAAAAGGCATTTTGGTGAAGCCGCCAACCGGCGGGGTGCCGTAAACTGTCTCAAAGCCGAGCGCCATCTGCGCCCGCGCGCCTTGCGCACGTGCCATATCGTTCTCCTTGTTGTGGGGTGTCAGACCAGAGGGCCGGTGGTGGTGTAGTGCAAAACGACGGTGATCACCGCCGCCTTCAGGGCCGCGGCACCTTCTATAGGCAGGTCGATCGGGGCCGGAGCTTCGGGTTCAACCCAGTCGCAGAGACCGCCGAGTGTGCGATCGGTTTCCAGCGCTGTGCCAATGCTGGCGATCAGAGAGGCGAAGGCCATGGCGCGGCCGGTTCCGGCCTGGACGACGACTTCAAGCTCGGCCCGGTGCTGATAATGGTAGCGCAGGGGCGACAGCGTCACCTCTGGCTCGCCCGGCTGGCCTTCGCGCAGGATGATCAGCCCGGCCGCCGGGATCCGTTCGGGCAGAACCTCATCACGCAAGGTGAGGGCGGCAAGCGGTTGCAGCCGCGCGTACAGCGCGGCGAGGATGGTTTCGCGAGTGGTGGGCATCCAAATTCCAAACGAAGTCCATATCAGGCGTGATAGCCACGCAAACTTGTTTCTCAGGCGGTTGCCCTGACATCGAACTCCAGCATACCTAGTGCTTCGAACCTCTGTTCAGGCCTTTTCGTGACGTGTTTTCCACAGATGAGTAGTCCGGAGTTCCGCCTCATTTTTCGGAATGTTCCGCCTCTCGAGTTGGAACCGTCAGTGATCAAGAGGCAACTATCGGCGATCATCTTTGAAAGGATCATCGGTAGGATTTCGCGTCCAAGAACAAAAATCCCGCTTCCGCCTTCGGACAGTCCGTCGCGTCGATAGAAGAACACATCGATACGCGGGATTTGTTCGAGAGCCTCACGGATGTCTTTCTGCCAGAACGTACGTTTGGGTCCGTTGCCGCCGACAATTGATGGTTGGTCTCGCAGCGAGGGGCTGATGTCGCAATAGATGATCTCATCAACGATTCCTGTTAACGCAGCGGCTGGCTGCTGGATATCGCGGGCACAGCAAGGATAGAAGGCAATTTGCTTCATGTCAGGCCGCTCGAAACAGTTGATCTAGTGCCTGCCGATCGACAAGTATCATTGCCTTCCAGTCCTCCCAAAACGTCCGCAAGGCTTCCGTGCCAAACTCCATAACGATCCGCCCGCGATCGACTTGTTTCTCGTCTTCTGTCACTGTCCACTTCGATGCAAAGTAGATCCGGTCGATCTGTCGAGTGTCATGAAGATGCTTTGCGCTCGGCTTGAGCCTCTGACCGGCCTGAGCGGACGACATAGGGAACACACCACCATGCGCGAACGAGTTTCGCAGCGCCCTCGTGATCGCATCAAGCTCAAGGCCATCCAAATGAATTTCCTCGGCCTCGCGCAGGGAATCGACAATATTGTGCGCAGTGAGTGATCTGGAGGATACCTTTTTTGGTACACGAAAATAGGACCAGTCATTGCATCTTCGAAATTTTTCGAAGAACACCTGATCATTTATGGTGATTGGTGCGGCCAAGTTGGCACGACCGGCTTTCTTGATTTCTTTCTTTAGATTTGACTTTCGCAGTCTGGGGTCGTTCGCATCTTCCCAAGAGAGAATTCGGTCACGAACCAGAGCAAAACCAGTGTTCAAGACCAGAAGAAGTCGCGTTACGTTCAAGTCGTCAGTGCTGTCAGACAAAAGCAAGTCTTCGCTACGTTCGATGAGTGTCGAGATGAAGCCATTATATTCCAAGGATTTCCCTTAATTTTCAGCTAGAGTTTCAGTAACGATGTTGCTGACAAACCTTAGCCAAAATCAGGCGCACCTTGAAAGTTAAAATCGATATCCCGTAGCTTTTCTCACTTGACCTTTCCCTCCGCCCAGTTCGCCACGATCAGCCCCGGCACGCTGTCTGCGACCCGCTCCGCATCCCGCGCCAGATCCAGCCGCTTGCGCAGTCTGACCTGCGGTACCAGCAGGAAGATCGGCACGGTGGTAACACCGCGCCCGGTTTTCGAGCGGGACGCGACAGCGCGGCCTTTGGTGTTCAGCCGCCCCTCTGCCACCAGCAGACTTGGCCCGCGACGGCGATAAACGAAGCGCAGGCGCAGGCCGGTGCGACGTTCCCACTCGAGCGGCGTGATCCGGCCGCCTTTCGTGCTTTTCCCTGCAGCAGGGGTGGGGATGGCCAGCCAAATTCCATTCTTTGACCGGATCAGCGGGCCGGTATCATGGGCACCGATGATGACGGGGGCGTTCGACCAGACCAGCGCCGCCGCGTTCAGGCTGTCGCCGGATTTGGGGAAGCTGGCGAGGCGGATGCTGTTGCCGAGCCGCGTGCCAAGCCCCGCGCCGGTGATTTGGCCGCGCCAAGCGGATTTCAGGGAGGTGCCTGCTTCCCGCATGGCGGCGGAGACAGCCTTTTCCCCGGCGGCGATTTCGGCCTGCATCAAGGCGGCGATGTCGGGATTGATCTCGATCCTCAGCCTCATGTTGGCCGCAGGTCTAATGACCAGATCAGGCGTTCGCGGTCACGGACAGGTTCGCCTTGGATGGAGAAGCTGTCCGTGCCAATGACGATCAGATCGCTCGTGCGGGGATCGGGCAGGTCGGAAACACGCACGTCCACCATCATGGTGTCGCTGACAAACCGCCCAGCTCCAAATTCAGTGATCCGATCCGGGGCCCGGCGTATGACACGGATCGGACGCTCCTCCGATGTGGTGGCGGAAATCCACAGGGCGGCCACCGCCATGGACGGATTTGCATAGATGCGGTCCATGGCAGCGGCAAAGACGTTCATGATGCACCCGTCAGTTCGAGGTGTGGATACGGATCGCGATGCGCGGCCGCTTATTGACCGGCAGGACTGAGGCCTCGGTCATCAGATCGATCCAGCGGCCCTTTTCGTCGAGGTGCTGGCGGGCATAGAGCGACAGGCCCATGGTGTTGGCCGCCTCCAGCAGGTTGGCTAGTCCGCCATAGGTGGTGAAGGTGTCCATCGTGCCCAAGGGGAAGGCGACGCCTTCGTTCGCTGGAACCAGCCGTTCGGTTGCCTTGGTCGAGAGGGTGACGGTGCCGCTGTATTCCTCGAACTCGATGCCTGCGAAGGGGAAGTTGCGCCGCACGTCCTGGCGCAAGGGCTGCGCGCCGGTGGCGGCGTAGAACTTGTAGGCCTCTTCGGTCTTCGGGTGCGCAATCAATTTGTCGAAGAATTCGCGGCTGACGAGCGCATGGACCGAGGACATGGCCTCGCCCAGCAAGTTGTCTTCCACAGCGCGCAAGACCTCGCGCACCTTGCCCTGCACATTGGTGCCAGCGGTGCCCAGCAGGAAATCCACCGAAATTTGCGCGAGCCCAAACTCGGTGAAGTAGTTGTAGAGCGTGGTGCCTGCGCCGTCTTTGACGATGCCGCGCAGCGCGTTCATCTCCATGTATTCGCGGGTCTGGGCGTGCTTGCGCCGCATCAGCTGCAGCTTGCGGTTCATCACCTCGCCCAGCGGGTCGGCACCATCGAACACGCCCAGCGCGGGTTGGCCTTGGATGTCGCCCGGCAGGATCACATCGTCATGCGGGATCCATGGCAGAGCAAAGGACCGCATTGACCGGCCCTCGCGGGTGCCGACCGTGGCCGGGCCGCCAAGAGGAACCGAGGGCAGCAGGTTCAGCACGCCCTCATATTGCTCGATGATGACCGACCGCTGGCTGACGCCCTCGAATCTAAACAGGCCAATCTGGCCGAGGCGGGTGTAGAGGTTGGGCAGGATGTTGATGGCCTGCGTCATTTCGGCCAGCGAATAGCCGCCAGCGTCAAAGGGATTGCGGACAAGGGTCATGGAAGTCTCCAAGGAAAAGAGGGCTGGATGCGGATGCGCTACGACGCTGAACGTCAGACGCCGTCTCGCGGAATGATGCCGACAGCGGCCAACTGGCTGAGCTTGGTGGTGATCTTTGCCCCATCATCAACGGTGGCGTCATAGGCGAGGCTCGCGCGCGACACGATCGAGGGGCCACGGGCGACGACAATGCCGGGAGCGTCGGCGAGCGTGGCATCCACGGCGTAAAGCAGTACGGCCGTCGCTGTTTGCGCGCCATCCGCGCCACCGCTGGTCGCCAGCTTGTATTTGCCGCTGGCAGTGATCTTTCCCAGCACCGAGCCGACTGGATACGGCATTCCGACAAGTAGGGTCACGGCCTCGCGGGTGTAGTTCGGGTTGACCTCATATTTGAAGACATCGCCCATGCTGGGCGGTTCCGTCAGGACGGGCATTGGTCAGTCTCCATTTTGGGGGGGCAGTTGGATCAGCGCTTGGCGTCGGTTGTGGCCTTCTTGGCGGCCGCGATGATCGGGCTGTCCTTGGAAGCGGCTGCGGCTGGGGCGGTGGCGATGATGCCAGCGGCGTCGCTGCGGGCGGCAAGGTCGGCAAGAACACGGGCGCGAAGCGCTTCGGGCTTCAGGCCACGCGTAACCGCGTCAGCAGCGTCGATCTGGACCCCGAGGCGGGCGGCCTGCGCACAGACCTGCGCCACTTCGGCGGCTTCTGAACGAACAGCATCGGCGGTCAGGGTGGCTGCGTCGGGGGTGGCTGCGGCAGCCACAGCCACAGCGGACGGCTCAGTTGTAATTGGGTTGACCGCAGCTGCGACCGTTGCGGCAGGAGGGGCGGCAGTTGGTGCCGGGTTCAGGGTGTCGGTGGGTGTGGTGGTCATCTGTGGACCCTTTCTGCTGGTGGAAATGGTACCGCGTTGGGCGGCGGCGAAAGAACGAAAGGCGGAGACGGGATCGGCGAGATCGTCGGCAAGACCGGCAGCGATGGCATCGGCACCGCGAAACACGGCCGCTTCGGAGGCAAGTGCTGCCGCATGGGTCAACCGATCCCCGCGCCCTGCGGCGACGGTTTCTGCGAACAGGAAGCGGACCACCTCCAACTCGCGCTGCATCTGGTCTTGCACGGCGTCGGGCAGCGGCTGATAGGGATTGGCATCGATCTTGTGGGCACCCGCATGGATCAGCGTGACGGCAATGCCCTTCTGCTCCAGCGCGCCGCTCATGTCTGTGTGGAGCGCCACCACGCCAATGCTGCCGACCCCACCTGTGCGCGGCAGGACGATCCGGTCGGCTTGGGACGCCAAGACATAACCAGCCGACAGGGCGTGTTCAGCAATAAAGGCATGGACAGGTTTCTGGGCCCCGACCGCGCGGATGTGATCCGCCATATCGAAGGCACCAGCGACCTCGCCGCCGAAGCTGTCGATGTCCAGCGCAATGCCGCGCACGGCAGGGTCGCCCAGCGCCGCCTGCAGCTGGGCAGCAATCCCCTCATAGGAGGTCACGCCCGAGGATTGCCCGATCCAAGCGCCGCGATGCACCAGCGTTCCGGCGATTTCGATCACGGCAATGCCGTCGATGATGGCAAAGGGTTGGTTGCCGTTGCGCTGATGGCGCTGGGCGAGGTCATTGCCGAACAGGGATGCGCGGGCGGGCAGGGCGGCCGTGGTTTGGTCGAGCTGCTCGACACCAAACCCCTGGAAGGTGATGTCTTGCCCGGTGATGCGCGGCCCGAGCCCTGACAGGAACGCCAGCGCCTTGGCCGGATCGACCATCAGCGGGGTGTTGAAGGCGCGCTGGGCGTGGTGCATCATGCGCCCTCCTTGGCGTCGGGTTTTTCATCGCCGGTGTCGTCGGCCTCGTCGTCCTTGTTGCTTTCCTGATCCGCGTCTTTCGCCCCACCTTCGCCGGGCCCCTGCGCCGGGGATCCGGGGCGGCGGAAGTCGAGGCCCAGCGCCAATTCGCGCTTTCGCTCGGCGGCAATTTCGCGGTCAACCTGTTCGGCGTCGTAACCACGCTCGGACAGGGCTTGGGTGCGGGATTTGAGGCCCGCTTCGATCTGTACGATCTCGGCCGAGGCGTCTTTCATGGGGTCGATCCAGTCCCATTTCGTGGGCAGCCAGGCGCAGGCCAGATATTGGCGGCGCTGGCTGTCATAACCGGGCAGGTCCAAGACGCCTGACAGTACCGCGGTATCCATCCAGCGCGCCCAGACCGCACGGCAAAGCTGATAGACCAGCACGCCATGCTGCCAGGCCGAGATGCGACGGCGGAATTCGATCAGCGATATCCGCGTGTTGGAGAAGTTGCCCTTGGCGGTGTCGCCGGTCAGATAGCCATAGGGGATGCCCAGCGCCGCCGCGATTTGCAGCAGAGTGCGGTATTGGAAGGGTTCATAGGTGCCGCCCGAGTCTGGAGTTGCCGGGGTCGAGACGTCCTCGCCGGGATCCAGCCGCACAACCTGGCCGGGTTCGACCTCCAGATCCTCCTCGGTCGGTTCCAGCGGGGTTTCTGGCGCGGGCGAGGTGATGAACATCGCGAACATCGCCGCGATCTTCTTCCTCTCCAGCTCCGCGTCGTCATAGAGGTCCAACGTGAACAGCTTCACGATAGCAGCGGCAAAGCGTGACACGCCGCGCAGCTGGCCCGCCTCGACCGGATCAAGAACATGGATCACGTCGGCGGCCAACACTCGGACGGTTTCGCCCGCGAGGCCAGGATCGGTCAGATCACCGGGGTGGCGGCGCAGGAAGTGGTAAGCGACGCGGCGACCGATGGCATCGAACTCGATACCCGCCGGATCAACCCTGCGCCGGGTAGCGTGCGGTTTAGGTCGAGCGGCAGCATTTCCGACGGCAGCATCTGCAATTGCAGGGGAACGGTCAGGCCATCTTCCGCCCTGCGCGGCCGAATGCGGATGAAGACCTCACCCGACAGGAACACCTCGCGGGCAGCGCGGCGCTGCAGCCCGTAGAAATCCGTCAACCCTTCGGCGTCGGCATCATCGGTCCATGCCAGCCACAGTGCCTGTAACTCTTCCTTCTTTGTCGCATCGGAGATGGTCGACGAGGGTTTGATTCCATCACCGACCACATTACTGGCGAAGCTCTCCACCGCATTGGCCGCATAGCCATTGTTTCGCACCAGCCAGCGCGCGCGGGCGGTGATCGTATCACCCGAGGCCGCGATCAGTGTGTTCACATGGGCGCGGGACGCCCGGAACCCGCGCAACCGCCTGTGGGCCAGTGCCGCGTCAAACCCGCCGATGATTGAGCCGATGCGCTGTCGGAAGGCTTCAAACGCCATGGATCACAGGCCCTTTGAGGCGACAGTGCCCCAGCGGCGGCGTCTCCGGGTGCCAGAC